TAAAGAACATTTAATGAGAGGAGTTGCAAAAAATGAGCCTAAGTTATAAAAAAGGTAAATTTAAAAGTTCTGGACCACACAATAAAGGTAAACAAGGTGGTGCAGACTATGTTTCTGATAATGTAGATATAACTAAACAGGTAGAAACTGGAGGTTATAGTGGGTCTATGGATTCTACTGGAGCTACAGGACATACTATAAATGAACAAGCTTATAATATGAGAACAAGGTCCTGGGTAAATACTGGAAGAAGAATTAGACATAGAACAGCTACAAAAGGTATTGGAAGACCAGCTGTCACAGAATCAAGTGGCAGTAAAATGCGAAGAGCATAAAAAATTTGATTAGATAAGACCAACTACGAAAGGAGTGTCTAAATGCCTAATCCGTTTAACGAGGTAGAAATCTCGGAAGAAGAAAAAGCATCTTTATCTGTAGATGATGTAGATGCAAGTCCGACTCAAGAAGCGAAAGATTCTGAGACTGTAAGTGAGGAATCAAGTAACCAGGAAGTAACGGAGAGTGATACTGATGAACAATGGAAGTTGTTTGATGATGACCAACAAAGATATATAGAGATTGACGAAATTTCACAATGGAGAAAATCTTTTGATAATATGTCTAACTGGCAAAAGTCAAATACTGAAAAAGCTCAAAGTATTGCAAAGTGGAGTAAACTGATGGACAAAGTCAGCAGTGATGACGATTTTAGAAATCATATGATTGAATATTTTGGTGATGATAAAAATTCTATTAATTCTTTAGGACTTAACGGTCTTGAAGCATTAGAAGCAATTAAAGAATCAACAGATGCACCAGTTAATGCTCAAAACCCAGATAAACTACAAAGTTTAGAATCAAGGGTTAATGAAATGGAAATTGATAAAAAAACTGATGTTTTAGAATTACAATTCAATCAATTTGTCGCTAAAAATGAACAGTTAAAAGATGAGAAAGCTCAAGTTGAATTTCTTCAATTTATGAATGATAGAGGTTTATCTGATTTTTCAGA